AAATAGTCAATATTGCGGCCTCGGCTGGCTTTCTTATTACCCCGTAATTGATACCTATTGCGTCCAGGTCCTGCCCGGTTGCGGTAAGTGCAAGGTTTTGAAGCGTTGCCTTGGCCCCGTACTTGTACAACTGCGTGAAGGCAAGGGATACCATTACAGCTACAACGACGTTATACGCTTTATCGGCGGCGGGTGTTTCCTGGTTGAGTTTCTGCTCAAGATATGCGATGCACTGGTCAACGAGTTGTTGTGTTGTCGGTATCTGTAATGCCATAGTTATATTCTCCTGTATGCCGGGTCTTTCGCCTGTGCAACCCAGTTTCCCCGGTTCCTTATGAGTGTGAGGACTTGAATGTCTTTCCCCGGGGATTCGACTATTGTTTCAACGTCCAGTCGGTCGCTTGTTGGGTTGTTTACGGTCGTGGCTATCTTTCCAAATGCCTGATTTTTCAAGGCGTTCTCCGATGCCTGCCGTATATCATTAAGCTTATCAATTGTGATTGCTCCCCGGGCCGTGACGAGGAAATTGCTACCTATCCGCCTGTCGGTCGGTAGAAAAACATTTCCGCACCACCCCTCTTCTGTAAGGTATTGGATCTGGATCTGGTTTTCAAGCCCTTGGTCCATTACAGGCTGCCCGCCCTTATATACAAGGTAGCTACCATTTTCACCGAGGACAAGTTTCGGATCTCCCTGGTATCTATTCATTTTATAAGCCCCACGTCAAGTTCGCCTATGAAATCAATAATTTTTTCAAGGATGTAAGTAGACAGTCCTATGTGTGTAACTGGAAAAAAATCATAACGGCCGCTTAAATTCTTAATTTCGCCTATGTTATTGTTTACTTCTTTATCCCATACTATGTACACTGTATTTATATTAATATTTTTTTGGTCGTCACTTACAAAGATTTTGTAATCTTCATTTTCTTTAAATGTTTTTTGCATCTCATAACTCCATTCTTTTTAATAATTCCCGGATTACATACCTACCCCCATGATTGGGAAACCACTTGTCCACTCCATGAAGTTTTCCGAAAACCATATATTCTGATACGTGGTCAATTTTTACAACCATACATTCTTCGGGGACATCCGCATTTGCAATTTCTGCTTTCTCAATATTTTCCATCCCATGTGGCCTAAATATTAAAACTGGCTCTCCCCGTTCTTTAATTATTTGATCTTTAGTATAATAAGTATTCATCTTCATAACTCCTTATGGTAATTTCACCTCGTCCACCTTGGCCCCGGAAATATCCAGGGAGGTACCAGGCCATGATCCACCAACCCCGGTAAACGCTGCAGCAAGCTTCGTGTTAAGATCGGTAATGAATGCTTGCAACCCAGTCTCCAGGGCTGTGAACCGAACGGCAAAGTCATTATTGCCATTCAATTCTATTATACCAGATTTTAACAACAAAATAAAGGCTTTTATGGTGTCATTTTCCTGCGAATATATTTCAACTTCACCCTCGTCAACAGACGGGGGGATATTGTCACTTTCTGTAATCCCTATTTTCCACGACGGGGTGACTTGTACTATCAGAACACGCGCGCCTACCGGGGGGATTGCGTTATACCCTGAATTGCTCATGAGTTCTACGGTCTGGATGTCGTCCTTGTCCGTAATCCGTACCTGAAGTAATACGACATCCTTGGTGCCGGTCTTGTTTTTACCGATTTCGTGGCCTGTGATAATTCCGGTCGTGGGCATTTTAAAACCCTCCCCTGTTAATTGTCAATAGATCCGACCTTGATCCTTTGACGCTCCATGGGTCTGTCAGTGCTTTTCCAGTGTATACCGCCGGGGGTACTATGCTCAATATTGCCTGGATCCCGGAAGACTGGAAGATAAACTCTACCGACTTAATGAGCATGTTGATTCCGGGACGCGGTAAGCTCAAGGTATCCGAAATTATTGTAATTATTTGGTCCGGCGCCCACAACTTCCCGCTGGGTGAATACCAGGTAGTAACCGGCAGGGACGTGGTGAGAATATCGGCGAGCATTTTCGTTCTTTTCCAGTTGGCCGCTTTCTGGATATCTCCGGGCGTTGTCTCGTTCGCGGTGAAGGTGAAAAGCCGGGATAACGGGACGTTATCATCCCGCGCGATTGCCGTTTGCGCGTCGGCCCCTGGAGACTGTCCTATTGCCTTATAAGCAGAAAATCGGCGGCGCCCGTCATAATTGGCAGACCACGACAAAACGGGCGGCCTGCCCTCTTCCAGGGTACCGACATTTTCCCCGGATCCGGGCTGGTAGTATAGTACTTCCCCTTTCACGGTATTGGAGAGGAGAATCCCGCGTTGTGACGCAAGGTCAGAAAGGTGGTCAAAAATCTTATCCTGTGGCTGCGCTGTCACCCGCTCAAATCTACCCCCGGGGCTGACCTCGAAAACAGATTTTACGCCTATCTGTTTTAATACAGAGTCTGAAATCTGTTTAAGGGTCATGTTGTTTCGTTCATACGGGGGGCGGATGTTATTGTCTATCATTTCGGTGGTGAGGGATGAGCCGGAAAGGTTTTTCTTTGTGCCCCCGGAATCAGTAACCGGATTCACGCCGTACAGGTAGCCGGTGAGTTGTAATTCATTACCGAGATACACTTTTATTTTCGGGTACCTAAAGGGTAATAACAACTCATCCAGCTTGCGGTCCAGCCCTGGAAACCATGCAATGGTCCCGGAAAATCCATCCGACACGGTGTCTACCGTCCGGATAAGTTTTCCAGAAACAAGGGGAATTTCCCGGTCTTCTATTACCAGGGTGAAATCGTCCGTCTGCTTATTTCCCAGCGGTCTGTCGTTTCGTACCTCAGCTATTCCCCGCCTATTTTTCACCGTGGGGATATTGAGCGTTTCACCTTCTATCAGTTCTGGCAGACCCTGGCTATCCTTGCGGCGTGTAGATAATACCGGGTTCGATGCCTGAAGGTTGCTTGTATAATCAGAGGTGCCGTAAGCTTTCACGGACACCCTTTTCAGGTCATCGCCTTCTTGTACGATATACAAGCGGTCTATTTTCGGAAAAATAAAAGGTTCAGACATATACCACCACCTCTCGCCCGGCTGGAAGTATTAGTATATCATTCCCTTTCAGACCGTTTGTCGCGATGAATAACTCCAGGTTTTCGTCATTTTCTCCGGTGTTGCCGTATTCTGTTATGACTATTTCTATAGGTGCGCGGTCCTTTTCCAAGGTGAAACGTTTTTCTATTTTCAGGTCAATTGATGCCTCAAGTAAGTAGGCCGATGTGTAGGCTATAAGCAAGGCGGCATTGGAAAAAGATTGACTCTGTGAAAAATATTGTATGTCTATCGGATTATCTGAAAAGTTGGATTGTATGGAATCAAGGGTTTCGGTGATTGTCAAGAAAAGGTTGTTAACGTCTTCTATCGCCTGGATTGCCTCCGGCCTGGTCTGGAAATCCGCGGTAATGGCAATAATCCCGGTCATGCCTATTACAGCGGAAAGAAACACCTCTTGAGTGGATACCTCGTTGATTCCCTCGGTGTCGGTTGTGTCGGGGGATAGGTTGAAAATCGAGGTTGCAAACGAGGAGTATGATTCCAGACGGGAAAAGAAATCATTTACAACAAGTCCCGGTAATTCGATGAGGCTCTGGACCTGTCCGGCGAGGGATTGTATATCAATTACCGGCTGTATTATGGTATCCTGTATTTCTTGCTGTATTGACGCCACTTGTTCATTGATGTCCGCGTTAAGCTCTGCAAGGTTCTGTAATGTCTGCTCATACGCGGTGAGGGATTCCCCGGTCAACTTAGTCACCGCAAGTCTTTCGGCTGCCGTATCTTGTGTGACATTCTGTTCGAACTGCGCGGCAGACTGTACGCCCAGCTGTTCTTGTTGCTCCTGGATTCGTTGTGCGAGTTCCTGGACTGACAATATAAGCTGGTCGCTTATCGGTTCGACCCATTCGGTCGTGACGGCTGTTATGTTGCCACTTCCCACAGGGTCGATAAGCGGAGAAAATGAAAGGGGTTGCAGTATTTTTTCACCGAGGACCGGGTGAACTACGGTCCATAATCCGGTCTCGTTGAATGCAGCTTGAAAGCGTTGTGATTCGATATCGTTATCCGGGCCCTCGAAATATATTGTCATGGGGTACCGTGAACTATTGACGTCAAGGTCCTGGACTATTGAGCCTTTCACTTTCGGATAGTTGAAAATTGCAACGGTCTTTTCCTGTGGTACCGAGTTGCCGCGCCATAGCCCTTCAAAAACATTTCCGTCCGGCGATGTGAATTTTATTACTTCGCGTGATCGTATTTGCCAGTTGCTCATGGATTAAACCCCAGTCCACGGATGTCGATAGGCGGTGCGGAATCCATTTCGAATTCCGCCGTGGTGCCTTCCGGCGCGTTGGAAAAGTCTATCCGGCCCCTCATGTTGACCGTACGCCCTTCGGCTTCGGTGCGGTTTGGCGCTTCCCTTTTTTCTTCACCTGTAATACTTTCCCTTATATCACGTCCTAAATTTTGCCCGGTTTCAAAAGTTTTCACGAGCAAACCCATGGCTCCCTCTGCGATACCTTTTCCGAAATCCTCTACTTTTTTTCCTATTCCTGAAAAAAATTCTCCGATTGGCTTTAAAATATTGTTGTATAAATCAGTGAAAAATTTCTTGATTGGCTCCCAGTGTTTCACGATAAGTGCGGGTACCGTTATAAAAGGAGCGAATAAAGTGCCAAGCGCCACAAAAAATGGATTGTCCAGGAGACCTGAAAACCAGTTCCATATTTTTCGCACACCGTCCTTTATCCCCTTGGTAAGCTTTTCCCAGTTGGTGACCACCCAGCCTATGGCCGCGATGAGCAGGCCGATTCCTATAATTATTAAGCCTATAGGGTTTGCGCTCATGGCGATATTAAGCGCCCACTGTGCGGCGGTCCATATTGCGTATATTTTCACGATTGGAATGAGGATGGGGGACAATATTTTCAATCCAGCGGCAAAGCTTTTCACTACCCCAGCGATGAATCCAAATATATCAGCCAACGTCTGAACGATGTCAATATTTTTTTCAGTGGTGCCGGTGAGTTCTTGAAAGGCTACTTTTAAGATATCCATTATCACTTTTCCGAGGTCCATGACCGTCGAAATTAACACCGATATAGGCTGCGCTAATCTTTTCAAGTCTTGCATTATTTCGCGCATGGGGATTGCACGGACAAATTCGGTAAGCTTAGTTATTGCGCCCCCTGCGAATTTTTCAAATGATTCTATGAACTGGAAACCTATTTCTATGGCTGCGGATTGGAGCGCGGCTATTCTGTTTTGTAATGATTCCCGCATGGTAGCGGCCACTTTTTTCGTGGTGCCGGCTGCGTTTTCTAATTCGGTGCGGAAATTGCGTATATTTTCGGTACCGGTCTGCATGATAATATTGATTCCCGTAACCGCGCGTGCGCCGAATACAGTGGATAAGGCGGCGGTTTTTTGTGCCGTCCCCATTTTACCGGTTGCTTTTTCAAAGTCGGCCATGATGTCGATTACATCGCGAAAGTTTCCTTGTTGGTCCTTGATCTGGATTCCGAGGTTCTGAATTACCTCTGCGGCTTCTTTCGACGGATCGGCAAGGCGTAGCATCATATTACGGAGGATGGTCCCGGCCTCACCGCCCTTGACACCCTTGTCTGCAAGTTTTCCAACAAGGGCTTGAAAGGTTTCCATTTTTTGCCCGGCGGCGGTAAAGGTTGCGGCGCCTTTCTGGATTGCCCCAAACATCATTTCTATATCGGTGTTGGTGGAGTTCATCACCTTAGACATAACGTCTGTCATGCGTGTGAAATTCTTTTCAAGCTGTATGGTATTTTCAGTCATAAGACCGAAGGCACCCATGGAATCGGATGCGATATCGGTTGTACGGGCGAGGTCTTTATTTGCTACCGTTGCGATGTCCACGGATCCAGGAAGAAGTGTCATGGCCTGGGCGGCGTTGGCCCCGGCCATAGCCCAGAAACCCAGACCGGCGGCGGCTTGCCCGGCTGTTTTTTCTGTTAATGCCCCGGCTTCTCTGGCTGCGTCTTTCAATCCGGCGAGTTGTTTTTGTCCTTCGGCGGTTTCAAGGTTCAGACCCTTAAACTTTGCACTGGCTTCGGTGATCGCCTGATTATAGCCGATGAATTGATTTCCCACATCGCGCACGCCGTTGGAAATCATATTAATCCCGCGCTGGATGAATCCGGCGGCGAGTATGCCTTTCAAGACATTGCCGAATCCGGTACCGGCGCGGGAAGCCTTTTTAAATGCACTGGATGATTTATCGCCGAAAATTCCGGCATTGCGGGCCATCTTGTTTAATGTGTTGCTTACTTGATCGCGGGACTTAAAAGCTGTCACTATTGCCCAGTCAGGCATTCTTGAAACCGTCCTTTATTCTTTTTATTACTCGGTCGTCTTCGTCCTGCATTCTTTTATGCCACCCGTGCCAGTATCTCAATTCAGTATATGTCATTCCGTATATTACATTAACCGGTTGGCCCCGGTAGAACATTTCACCCATGTACTGGTCTATTCTGCTTTCGACTGAAAAAGTTTTTTTCTTTATGCGAGTAAAAAAGTGTTACCTAACACCTCCAATACCGCGAGGTCGTTCGAGTGAAACTTTTTTATACTTTCGATGTCGAGATTTCCAAGTGAACCCATAAAGGTGTAGATTCTTTCATAGGTGTCGTTATTGTCGACCTTGTCAAGTTGCATTTTTGTGGTGGCGGTTGGTTCTCCGTAGTCGACAGTGGTACCGCTCCGCAAGGTCTGGATTACCTTGAAACTTTTTTCATCCTTCCGGTTCTTCAGCTGGCCTTTCCGGTAATAGTTTACAAGGGCTTTGAGGGTTCGCTCTCCTGCGAATTCAGTGTCCTTTGTCATGTCGAATGTTTCAATGTCTATGTCATAATAGTTAAGTAATTCAACTACTTGGTTTTCGGCGGCTTCTTTTGATATGGTTTGCGTTTTGTTAATTTTTCCATCTTCAATTTGTTTTGCGATAAGCTTACCGGTTAAGCTTTTTAATGTTTTCATTTCATAACTCCTTTAAAAAATATTTATGCCACGAACTGCACCCACTGCTCGCGCTCAAAAAGTTTCACGGTGCATGAGTTTTCCATGGTTGTGTTATTTTCGAACTCAATCCATCCGGACGGTGTTCTGTATTGGGTTCCGTCCGCGAGCGTGTATGACAGTGGTACAAGTGCGATGTCATCCGCGAGTTGTTTTAATTGTGCGCGTTCTGCAGGGTTGGCGGTTATAACCACACCTTCCCTTGTTTCGGCCCGCTTGGTCATTTTCCGCATGTTTGGCCCGCTTGTGGGGATTGTGTCGTTTTCGTACCTTGAGCCGGTTTCGGTAATGTCGGCGTCCGCCTTGACGTTAAAATTAATACCGTTAATCTGTAATTTTCTTATTGAGCCTGCTACATCTCCCATGTGTTACTCCTTTTATCCCAGTATTGCGATACTGGTGTCTATGTTAGTTTCGTTATTGAGAATATTACCCTCGCCGGATAATATCACTTCTGAATTTGCGTCGAATCCGTCGGTTCCTCCTCTTATTGTGACGGCACCGGGGGTACCTATAACCTCGAACGCGCGGGCGGTTTCGTATATCCATGCGAGGTTGTACCATCCCTGTATAAGGTTGAGCCATTCGTCGACCACTGCGTCGATGTCGCGGACCTTTTCCTTTGCGTCAGTATTCCCGACCAGTGTGGCATCCTGAACGATTGTGAAGTTTTTCCATTTCGGTGTGTTGAATGCCTTGTACTGAGTGTCCAGGATGTTCTGCATAATCGCAAGGTTTCTGAATGATGCGTAGGCGTTGGAATTGATGGGCACGCTTTCAGGGCGGTAGAAACTTACGACATTCTGTAAGTAGACGGTATTATTCCGGACTACTGTCGGGGATACGCCGCCTTTCACTGCCGTGTCCCGGTTGGCGTAATCATTTGTCCAGCGGTCCGCCTCATCACCCGGGTCGATTCCGGTGAGAATTATGTCAACATAGTTTTGTTCAGGTCTGGAATTTGCGACACGGGAACGGTGTCCCATGGTGAGGGCTGCTATTTCGGAAGGGTGGGAAAGTGATCCGGCAACCGCGATATAACCGTTTGCGCGGTCGGTTTCCCTTCTGAGTTCAGCGGCAGCAAGTACTGCGGTAAGCCCCGCGCTTCCGGCTCCGACGTCTCCGTATAACGACTGGAAAGGTTTGTGGACTGTCTCGGCGTACAAGCCGATTTTTTGGTCACCCGGGCCTACATAGGTTAATATGTCGTCGAATGCGAGTGAACCGTACCCGTGTATAAACTCAGTGAAAAACTTTTCATTTGCGTTGTCGCCCGTGCCCAGTGCATCGAGGGCGGTGGTTATGTCATAGCCTCCGGAGCCTCCGGTCATGGCTGTGATTACGGCGGTAATTGATGCGGGGGTTTCTTCCCCGGGACGTCTGGAAAAAGCGATTGTGATGCCGTTTCCCCATACGTCCTTACTTTTCGCGGTGATGTCGCATATTTCAGGTGTCACGCCGTTTATAGCGGCAGTTACGGGTAGCTCCTTTATTGCGTTAATCGCGTCCACGGTGCGCGAACATATTTCCGCGTCGTCGGCTGCGTTGGCAAGTGATATTGCAATGGGGCGGTCAAGGATTCCTGAAATGTAGAGGTATAGGGTTTCATTCGATGCCGTGCTGCCGGTGAAGTCGATACTTCCGGCGGCGGCCACTGCTGTTCCGTTCTCATCCTGGGGGACTATCCAGGTTTCAATGCCGGCGCCGGATCCCTTGAAACACTGTTCTGCAAGGCGGTGAATCATGAAACCAAACCCGCATTTCGCGCCGACGTCTTCGGGAGAAAATACCTGAATTGGTACATCCGCCACTATGTCGGTTTTCAGCGGGTCGAATGTCCCTATTATTACATTTTTTCTCGGTACCACTTCCGGGGTAAAGGTGAAGGGTATGTTTTTCACCGATGAGAAGGTCCCCGCTGCTTTCGAGTTGGCTGTTACTATCATATATTTCCTCCTGTATTATGCATTGTCTATTAGTACCCCGGTTATATTTTCGGTATTACCGGGAATATCCAAGGTGTTGTTGATTATATTCGCACCTTCGACCCCTGGATCTCCGGCAATCTGTTCGGCTGTTCTTAGAGTCAAGGTTGCGGCGGCTGTTAACTGGACAAGGTCGCCTTTCGGCCTTGGTTCGTCTTTCTGAAAAGACGGGATCCAGCGACTTGCGACGGTGCCCACGGGGAGCCCCATGTCAACGTTCCGGGCGTCCATGAGGATCTGGTATACTATTTCTATCAGTTCGTCCATGGATCCGTCTGCACGTTGGGCGGCTTCCTGTAATGCCGCAAGGGCGGCAAGTTTCTGAGCCGGTGTGCTTGCCGGATTGTTTATCGTCGCTATGTCTGCCGTGGCTGGTTTCGCGACTAATAGTTCAACTCTGAAAGTGATATCGTGTTGAACGGGTCCGGTAAGTCCGGCGGATGTTTTCGGGAAATTGCCGGCGCTGTAAAATACTGTCACCATTCTGCTATTATCAACCGCCTCTTCTACCGCCTTAGTCTGTCGCTGGAATCCGATTGTCTGGAATCGTCCAGCTTCGGCGAGACCGAGGATATTGATAATAGAATCATGGATTAACCTAAAATTCATCATGGCGATTGCTCTACTTTCTGCAAGTACAGCCGTATCTGTTCAAGTGATTTTCCGCCTTCCGGTGCCCTGGTTGGTGAAAGCACATAATCGACAAGGGTCTCATTGGTCGGGCTTTCCTGGATCCTGATTGCCCAGTTTTCACCGGCCTGCGGTATTCTTTCCAGGGACAACCGGGAAAAACATGATATAGTCTCGGATACTATCAAGTCTTCCCCGGTTTCTGGGATTATACGGGTACGGTCATAAAGTTGCTGGGTAGTTCTGAGTGGTTCGCCTGTCTCTGCGTCTGTATTATAGACTATTCCATCAGGACCGACCAACTCTGCGAGCAGTCCCCAGTCTTTTATGTTAAGCGTCTTCGCGTCTTGTGCCGCCCGTACCCGTAGATTTGACATTATTTTTTCTTAACCTCTTCTTTATCAGGGATGAAAGTTGTTTTTATCTCTTCGGTTTTTTGATCCGCTTTCACTTTCACTTTTTTCAAGAAGGATTCAAGGCTTTTCGGGACTTCATCTCCGGGCTTGTATTTTCGCTTTCCTGAGTGAAATGTTATTCCTTCGGGGACTTTCATTCAGCACCCCCAGTTTTTAGTTTTTCGATCTGTTCGATCAATAAGTCGTTTTCGGTTTTCTGGTCTTCCAGTTTTCCTTCAAGCACGCGGACTTGAGCCTCAAGTTTTTTAACCAGGGCCTGGAGGTTCTGTTTTTCGGCGATGGAGGTTTTTTCTCTGGGTTCTCCGATTTTGCGGGCAAACCGTTTCATGTCTTTCTCTGAAAAATCAGCCGGGAGGGGATCTCCTGGATTAAGTCGATCTTTTCCAGTTCCGAGAGTCCCGGGGCCAAGCCATACCAGGTTGGTTTTTTCTTTCTTTGCCATAATCAAGTACCTCCTTTATGGTGTTATAAGGTCTTCGAGCACTACGATTGCATCGGTTTCCGTTGTTGCGAAAATAGGTGCACTCTGACACCGATATACGGTTGACTTTTTCCCCTGTCCTTCGTAGGCATCGAAGAAAAAAGCCTCCGGAAATACGACGCTTCCGATGTCCTTTATCATAGGCGGCATAGGAGGCGTGTTCATGGAAAAACCGAAATACTGCTGAAACCATAACATTTCAGAAGGGGTCACCGGGTTACGGTCGCGAGGTCCGAAGTATCTGTCGAATCGGGCCATGCTGCTTAATAATATCACCTTGTCGGTAGGCATCCATTTTTCTTTCGTCGAGGTGGTAGGATTAATGAAACTTTCGTTATTGACAAAAATCCACAGACTCCTTCCCTGGTAAGTGAAAAGCTCGCCTACTGCCGTCCAGCCGTTTTTTATGTATCTGTTATATTTTTCAGGTACAACGGTGTCTTTCCCGGCCCTTACGAACTGATAGCGCAAATTGTCGGCGGTTGCTATGACTTTTGTGTCTTCGAGGAACGCTGTCCATGCGGCGGCTCCGGCGAGCATTACATCCGGTGTGCGGCCTGTTTGGTCTTCGACTTGTTCGCATCCGTCGTCTATGTCGGCGATTATATCCGCGCTTCCTGTATCCCATGCAACCGGGACGCCGATTGTGTTTCCGGCGGAACGGTAAAAATTGTATATGAGCATATCGTTAGACGTTCCGATAATTGACGCTTGTTTTCCTTCAATTACCGATTGCCGCGCGTAATATTCCCATGTCCTGATTGAACGCGTCACGAATTCCATAAATGCGTCCATGGCTATTTTACGGTTTCGGGCAAGCTGGGTCCTTCTCTGGTATGGATTATCACCAGGGAGCCTGTCAAGTAATTTGCTCGAATTGGAATTCCCTGATATTTCTACAAGAGGCCACTGTCTGCCGACGTTGGTGTATTGATAATTAGTAATGTTATCCTCGTCAATAGGGCTTGACACTTGTCCTCTTATCACCGTAGCGGCAAGTTTTTTGCCTGCGTTTTTGATAATGTCAATTTCGACCAGTTTCTCATCTTCTGAAAAATGAGTCACTGAATTTGACCCGGGATTTCCGAAGATTGATTGAAAAGCACTCGGCACCGGGAAGTTGTATCTGTTGTCGAAAGATTCGATAAAATAACGACTAAATAAGTCAGTTGGATTTGCTGTCATTCTGTTTTCCTCCTTACGCCGGGTTCTCGACCGCTGAGCCGGAATCGGTGTTCTGTGGGATTAGTGATATTTTTTTCAGGGCTTCTTCTACCGTCTGCGCGTTGACGGTTGTCGCCGCGATTATCGTTCCCAGTGTTTTTGAATTTTCAATAACCAGAAGGTCCCGGTCAAATAGCGCTCCGAATATAAGGATCGGCAAGTCTTCCACGTCACCGGCCTGGATATCGGCTTCGGCTATGGCCCCGAGGTTTCCTTCCGGGTCATAGATACCGGCGGGGATTGCGGTCCCGTCGGTTGCGGTTTCGTCAGTGTAGGTTACCCATTTTCCCGTGGCTGCTATTCGTGCCATGAGGGTCCGGGGTTCTATGTCGCCGGACCGGCCTGCGTCCTGTAATAGGACGGCATTATCCAGCCGCTTGCATGAGGGTAGTTCTTCAAGGACAAACGGTCTTGTGTCAATGTCAAGTCTGGTCTGTAATCCCATTATGCGCCTCCCTTCATCCGGGCGATTTCGGCCGCCAGAGACGCCTCGTCGGTTATTTCGCCGTTTGCGTTTCCGGTGCTATGCTGCCCCGGTTGGGTATCACCGATTTTTTCTGTTTCGTTGGCGGCCTGGTTGGATTTTTCTTTCTCGGTTCTTGCGTCGTACAAGGTGACGGCTGCAATCATTTCCCCGGGCGTTACTTCCCCGGCGATTGCTTTCGCTGCGAGTTGTCTCACGGCTCCGTCGTACTCTTCGGACGTGAGATATGGGACGACCTTTTCAAGTTCGGCCCTGAGTTCTTTTTTCCCCGCTTCTTTTCCCTTGTCGTGTTCGGCCTTGAGCAAGATGTCATGCTCTGCCTTTGCGGTGGGGTTTTCTGCGAGAAATTCTGCTAATGTAGGCATTTTTAAAACCTCCTGTTTTATGTTTCCCGCGTTTGAAACGGGGTTATTTTCTATTTTTTGGGCTTGGGTGGTTGCCCGTGAATCTTCTTCGTCGTCTGGACATTTTGCGGTACCGACTGCGTCGATCATTTTCGCGTCAATGGCATCGTATCCCCCCGGATCCTGTGCCACAAGGACATTACCGCGCCCGAAGTTTTTCTCTACGTACTTGACCGACAATCCGCGCCCTTCTGCAATCCTGCCGGTGAATACGCGTTCTATCTGGTCGGCGAGTTTCTGTAATGCATCGATACCAGATTTTTTGTATATATCAGGGCGTTTTTCCGGTGCATTACGAGAGACTATTTCCACGATACGGACGCCATAATTTTCATAATATTTTTTGAAGTCCACGGCTGTTATGACTACGCCTATTGAGCCGGTAAGGTTTACCGCGGATTCGGAGATTATTTCCCCGGCCTGTGATGCAAGCCAATATCCGGCGGAGGCAATAAGCCCCTGGTTAATCGCGGTGACTTTTTTCTTTTTGGATAATTCCGCTATGGCCTGGGCTGCGCTGTCTACCCCGAGTACTTCACCTCCGGGCGTGTCCATGAGCAATTCAACCCGGGTGACAGATTCATTCTCCATAATTTCCGCACATGCATCGACTATATCGCCGTATGCTGTGCCATCGTATCCGAAAAATCTATCGAATGCGTCGGGACCTTTCTGGGAAAGGATACCTTTGATTTTTATTTTTGCGGTGCCGTCTTCTATCGAAAGGATTGACTCGGGGACTTCTTTTCCGAATATATCAAGGGCGGCTTTTTTTTCTTCGAGGGTTATGTTTTCCAGTTTGGTTTGGTATTCGAGGAGATAATTTTCTTTAAAAGCCCATACTTTCTGCATTGGTTTCCCTATATCATATTTTTAGGATAATGTCAAGCTTTTTATGCTTCTTCTATCCCGGTTTCTTTTAATAATCGCACCCACGGGAATACGTCAATACCCTTTCCTTTTTTCACGTCAACTTTCCCGGATCTGATATAGTTCCCGTTTTCATCCTTCAGAAATATTCTTCTTACCTTATCATACCTCGCGACTATACTGCTGTGATCTGTAAGCTTTATTCCGGGCCAACGCCCTGCAATATCTATGCATAGATCAATGAGAGCCACAATTTCCGCCTCGGGCCATCCGTGTGACATAGTCGGCTCCTCTCCGATTCTTTTATAAGCCTTATTGACATCGGTTGGCGGGCCGCTAATTTCTATTCCAATCGCGCAAGGGTTGAGCGAGTGCCAGTCTACATTTTTGCCCCGATATGGCCCGTAAGTACTATAACCCCGTAAAATCGAATATCCCGCATGATGGGCGATGTATTTTTCATCGAGTAGTTGATACACTTTACCGGTATGGGATATTATATAATGAGCCGACTTGATAGCGTTCTCATGCTCGAACGTGCCAAATCCACAAATATGATTGCCGGCAATCCAGTGTACAACTATCAGTTTTTTCTCTGTTTCCTCTTTGGTGTATGCGCTGGGTGGTAATTTTCTTCTTTGTATTATTTCCATTTAAATTCCCTTTCCTGCTAAAAAACACAGAACGCCTATCGCGCCCCATATGATATAATCAATTATCCCCGGCCAGGATCGCTTGGTCGATTTCTCGCTGTCTTCTGATAGTTTCTTCAAGTCGTCGTATAATTTCTTGAGATTCTCGTATTTTTCTTTCTCTATCGCTAAGGCTCTCCCTTTCTCTATCAAGTCTTTCTCTTTCTCGACTATTTCGGCGTTTTTCTCTTTCAATAGCTGCGCTCTCTTCATCGAGTCGGCTTCGCTCTCTTCCAAGTCGGCTTTCCTCTGATTCCAATTCTCTTTCGAGTTCTTCAATTCGTTTTCCGTGCTGCTCGGTAATTTGGAATAAGCCACACCAGAGCGGTGATGAGCAGAGCGCAAGCAATAGAAAGTATAATAATAGCTTTTGTCGCATTATTCATTTTTCCTCTCAATATATTTCGTGAGTAGTTTTTCTGTTGTCCGGGCTGCAAAAACCATGCCGGAAACTATAAGCCAAACGATGGGGGTTATTTTCCCCATGAATAACAGAACGGACGCGCTGCCATACCAGAGAATCACTTTTATGCTGATAAGTTTAATAAAAAAATCCTTTATGCGTTTACTCACTTTACTTTTCCCGGATCTATGAGACATGTTTTTATCATCTCGAATTTACTTTGGTATTTCAATAATTTTATGTTTAGTTCTTCCGGGAAAACTATATTGTTTTCTGTCAGCGTTTTCCCGATAAAAGGGAGTAATTCCATTTTGTAAAAATCGTTTGTTTCCTGATAAGTATCGAAAACACAATCCTTGAAATCATCGATTTTCCGTTGCTCCTCGATAGAATCCTCTATTGCTTCGGTGAGTCTCTGCTGGTTGACATTTCCCCAGGTCATAAGAGTACCAAAGAATGCCATCATTGAAATTACAATAACTGCGATTGTAATGAAAGCCTTTCCAGATATGCCGCTATTACTCCAGCTTTCTGTCACTGCCTCAACTGTTTTTCCATTGTCCATAATTTATAACTCCTATCATTTTATTATAATATTGATTCAAATTCCTTGCTCAGGTGGAGGTACAATACCGCCGCCGGGACGAGACATTCGTTCGGGCCGCCTGGATCAAGATATTCGGTTTTAAACGCTATATTTCCGTCTATCGCTGCGATACAAAAACATATCTGCTCATTCCTTTGCATTTTTTTTACGCCGTTCCATTCCACTTGTGACGGCTTAATTGCGGTAAGGACGCTTTTTCTACCGAGACCGGGAACCCATCCGGAGCCTGAATTGAATTCGGGTATTAGCTGCAATTCCGCACTTGCGTGATCGGCTTGTACATTAAGGGTTGCGAACATGGAAAGGAATCCCTGCTCTAAAACGGTGATTGCTCCCGTGTTTTCATCATAATTAATCAAATTGGTTAATTCGGGCGTAAATGTAAGATTGGTGAAATTTGTCGCATTTACCGTGGTGAATGTGGAGGGGATATTTATTGAATTGCCGGTAATTACAAGCTGTGCGCGTCTTGCGTTTATTTCTCCGTTTCCGATGAATTGTGTCATATCTGTCATTCCTCCTAATTAAAATGTAGCACGGTTAATGCCAGCCCGGGGGACGCTATGGTCTGGACCGGGTGACCGACTTCAAGAAAATGCTTATCCGTTGCAAAGGGCGGTGATGGTAATGGTTCGGCTATTGCCTGCCCTGGGGTTGCGCTTGGATCGGATCCAATAGGAACACGAGCAAATGTCCCACGATTGACCGGGGTTGAATATAGCACCTCCGCGATACCGGAAATTACTACTCGCATTATCCCGCCTTGAGGGACGCCGCTATCATATACCACGCCACAGGGGTCTGGGTCGTCTATTGGGACGAGCGAGACCCCTCTGTCGACATTAGACGAGGCGTGAACAACGGTTCCTTTTACGCTCGCGACCCCGGTATCATTTACCACCCATGTGTAATACCCGCCCTCCGGGGTAAGGGATGTATAGGGGAAAAGGTCGCCTATGAACTGTATCATGGTATGTCTACCCTCACCCTGCCGGCAGCACCTACCGGGAATATGTATACATCGATTGGAGCCGTGGCGGAAATGGGAATATTATTATTAGCCGTAAATATCTGGACCCCGTCTTCCTGGTCGGTCGGGGCTGGATTAGCTGGATTAGTAGTCATCCGGTATGTCTGGAGATATACCGGACCGAGTTTCTTTCTCCATAATTGTCCGGTTGTGATCCCGGTTGCCACTTTTGTCCATGCATCGGCTGGACAATCTACATATACAGGATCTGCCATATATTACGCTCCTCCTCCCGTTTTTGCAAACGGGAACTCTGGTAATTCTTCATATTCTTTTTTCAATTTCGCCCGGTTGGCTTTTCCGGACGATCCGTTCAGGTTTCTACTTTCACGGTCCATGGTGGTGAGGCCCATTTTTACATTAATTTCGTTCGCCTTTGCCGCCCTGAACGGGTCGATTTGCGGCATGGGTGAACCTATCCAGTTTCCCGCGAGCCATGCGGCGCGGAGGATTGGATCGCTCCACCCGGGAGCTGTTATCCTGCCGGCTGCAATTTCTTCACCGAGCCACGCCTCGAAAGTTGGGTTCAGATAGTCGGCGGCCATTTCTTCCCGGTATATCATGGCGATTCTCCAGAAAATCAGCATAGTTGCACGGGATGCGGAATAGTTCTGATTGAATTTCATCAATAGCATTTCAACCGGCATTCCCTGGCTTGCCGAAAGGTAAGACGTGAACGAGGTCACAAAGGAATCGAATGTTTCCGCCGTGGCCCTGTTCTCGTAGAATTTCAGCTTGTCGCCCTTCTGGAGGTTGAAAATTCCCGCTGCGCCCGGGGTGTCGAAAGTTGCCTCTGGTATCGGGCAATAAGTCACCCGGTCGACGGCGGTCTCTGTCGTAGTTGCGAACTCGGTGCCGGTATCTGTGACAATTGGTCCGGCGGGTACCGCTGAGCCTATATTTTCGAATGGATTAGAGGGGGCCATCTGGTCATTTTCCACTCCCATCACCACCGAGCTATGAGAGATGGCTTTCCGGATCACTGATTCTTTGAAATCGGTTATATCCTCAAATTCTTGCAGCGCGGCGGCAAATGGGGAAAAACCCCTTGTTTGCCCTGCGTATTCCGGCTTGAACCCGTGGAGCATCATGCGTTTTTTCGATTTAGCGCCCACTGCCGGGACTTCCACGTCCTTATATTGGTAAGCTTCCCCGGGGACCTGGATCCATACTTTATACGCTTTTTCGGTGCCGTCAGGGTTTTTTATGATTCCGTCATAATTGCCAACATCCTGATAACAGCTTGTCGTGTACGCATCTCCCCGGATCTGGTTGGGTTCGATGAATTCGAATTGCAGGGGGTTAATAAGCCCCTTGAGGCGGGAATAATAGAACCGTGTGAAAATATCGTTGTCCCGGAACATCCAGCCTGCGTAGAGGTGTTGTGATTGGTTGAAGGTATATTGACCGGAGCGGTGTTGTTTTTTCGAGTTGGCCCATAAGGAAAAGCGGCGGTCTGTATTTTCGGCCCACTTTTCGCCCTCTTCCGGTGTAATCCCGAGGATTGTCACGTCCGGGGTAGACTCTCTTTTCATGCCCACGTCTGCGATAGTGTCGGCGTATCTGTTCATCATACCACGGCACACGGTTGAATCGTGGGTGGCGGCCCTTACGTTCTGTCGGGTCGAGTAGTGGTCTATTGCTATGCCTGAGCCGGGGGCGGATAGGCCATAAGGCCATTTTGCGCCGGAATTGATACCGGAATAACCACCGTACCCGCTGCCGCTGTATCCTGAATAGCGGGCTTTCATCTGATTTCGATAATTGGTGATGTGAATGTTCGCGATTTTTTCGGCGAGATTGTTGGAAATTTTCTTAATCTGTTTTCCAAAGAGAAAATTGATTATTCCCATATCAGCACCGCCGCCTGGGGGCCGGACATGAGTGCTGGTATGTTTTCCGCCTTAAGACTATGTTTTGCAGCCCTTTTCCACCGAGGATTCGAGAAAGGCGTTCGATTTCCGCCTCTACCCGGTCGATTATATCCTGTAATTCTTTATAGTCTCGGTACTTGGTTTGCTGCATTCCTTCCCCGGAGTCGAATTTGTAGCTTGCTACTCCGTCGAAGTTATCAATTGCGGTGTACAGATTGCTCAGTTGGGTTTCTTTCCGGGCGAGTGTTGATTCTAATCTGGCACGCCTTTCGGCAGTCAAGCATGGCATAGGGTAGGGT